GGTCGAATGGACCGAGACCGGAAAGGCGCTGCTTGCCGAGAAGGCGTACCGGTTTCTGTCGCCGGTCATCAAATACCTTCCCGACCGGACGGTGACCGCGATCCTGCGCGCTGCCCTGATCAACACCCCCAATCTGCGCGGCATGACCGCGCTCAACGCAATGGAGACCGATATGGATCTGCTCGCGAAGCTACGCGCCGCGCTGGGACTGAACGAGGATGCCGATGAGGCTACCGCGATCAACGCGGTCAATGAGCTGAAAACCAGCGTCTCGGCGCACGCGACCGAAATGGCGGCAATCGCCAAGGCGGTAAAGCTCGCCGACGGCGCCGAGGCGACGGCCATCCAGGCGGCGGTTGCAAAACTCGCCGAGCCCAAGCCGGAAGACCAGAAGGCGATCACCGCCCTGCAGGCCGAGCTCACCTCGGTTTCCGGCGAACTCAAATCCCTGCGTGACGCGACGGCGCGCGACAAGGCGACTTCCATCGTCGACGCGGCGATCGCCGCCGGCAAGCCCGGCGTCAAGCCGCTCCGCGACCACTACATCGCGCGGCACATGGCCGAGCCGGACTCGGTCGACAAGGAGCTCGCCGGCCTGCCGTCGCTGACCAGGCCGTCCGACGCCCGCGACACTCCGCCGGTGAAGGACAAGGACGGCAAGGTCGCCCTCAATTCCGCCCAGCTGGAGGCAGCAAAGGCGCTCGGCATCAAGCCGGACGACTACGCCAAGACCCTTTCCGCCGAAGAGGACGCCCGCGCGGCGGCCTGATCGCGAACCCGACACAAGCGCGGCCATAGCTCCGGCCGGCGCCCGAGAGAAACGAGGAAGACCCGATGACCGCGCTTACCCAGGACCGCAACACCCCCCGTTCCGACCACCAGCTCAAGCAGGCTGGTGTCGCCGCCGCGACGCTCATCTATGCCGGAGCGCTGGTGATGAGGGACCTCGCCGGCTACTTCGTCGAAGGCCAGGAGGCTCTCGGCCTTCGCGGCGTCGGCCGCGCCGAAAGCCGCGTCGACAATTCTGCCGGCAGCGCTGGTGATCTCACGATCGAGGCGCGCGAGGGCGTCTATCGTCTCGACAATTCCGAGTCTTCCGACGCGATCACGGTCGCCGAGATTGGCAAGCTCTGTTTCGCCGTCGACGATCAGACCGTCGCCAAGACGGACGGCGCCGGCACCCGATCGCCGGCCGGCATTGTTGTCGGCGTCGACAGCCAGGGCGTCCTGGTCCTCCTGTCGGAAGAAGTCCTGGGCGCCGTCCTCGACGGCAAGATGGCCAAGCCGGGCATCACCGTCGCCGCCGCGGTCGGCAACGTCATCAACGTTGCCATCCAGTTGCGCGACGGCGCAGGCTCCGATCTGGCCGAGCGCGGATCCGTGCTGGCCTACATCTCCGACGATGCCAATGGCGACTCCGTCGCCGGTACCGCGCCCGACACCGTGGCAATCGGCACCGATGGCCTCGCCATCCCGCTGGTCGCCGGCAAGTGCCTCCTGCTGACCTCGGAGGCCGATGGCGACATCGATCTCAACATCACCGAGGACGGCGCCGACACCTGGTACCTGGTCGTCGTCATGCCGGACGGCCGCCGCGTCGTCTCCGACGCCATCACCTTCACCTGATCGGCAGCCGCCTGGTAGCGCCGCGACGATCAATTCCGCCCGAGAGGACTTTTCAAGATGCTCATCAATTCCGCCAACCTCGACGCCCTTCGCCTGGGATACAGCACGCTCTTCCAGAGCGGTCTCGGACTGGCAACGTCGCAGTATCTGATGGTTACGACCGTCGTTCCGTCGACCCAGAAGGAGCAGAAATACGGCTGGCTCGGCAAGATGCCCGGCGCGCGCGAATGGGTCGGCGACCGCGTCATCCAGAACATCGCCCAGCATGACTACGCGATCCGCGAAAAGCCGTTCGAACTGACCCTCGGCGTCGATCGCGACGACATCGAAACCGACAATCTCGGCATGTACGCCCCGCTGTTCATGCAAATGGGCCAGTCGACGGGATCGCAGTGGGAGCTGCTTGCCTGGAACCTGCTCAAGGCCGGTTTCACGACGAATTGTTACGACGGCCAGCCGTTCTTCGACACCGAGCATCCGGTTCTCGACGAGAACGGGGACGTTCAATCGGTCGCAAATACCGATGCCGGCTCCGGCACGCCCTGGTTCCTGCTTTCGACGAAGGGCGTCCTCAAGCCGATCATCCTGCAGAAGCGCCGTGATTTCGAGTTCGTCGCCAAGGATGACCCGAAGGACGACAACGTCTTCATGCGTCGCGAGTTCGTCTACGGCGCCGACGCCCGCGGCAATGTCGGTTTCGGTTTCTGGCAGATGGCCTGGGGATCGAAGCAGACGCTCGACGCGGCCCACTACGCCACGGCCCGCGCCGCTCTCAGTGGCATGACCGGCGATTACGGCCGCCCGCTCGGCAACATGCCCAATCTCCTGGTCGTGCCGCCTTCGCTGGAGAGCGCCGCCCGCAAGCTCCTCAATTCCGAAAACGCGGCAGGTGGTGAGACCAATGAGTGGAAGGGCACCGCCGAGCTGCTCGTCGTGCCCTGGCTCGCCTGACGCGCAAATCCACCCGGCGGCCTCGGGTGAATCCGGGGCCGCATTCCACCGAGGAAAAGACGATGACCAAGACGACGGACGATTTTACCAGGATCAAGGGTATCGGCGCGGCTTTGCAGAAGAAGCTCAACGCCGCCGGCTTCAGTTCATTCGCCGATATTCTGGCAAACCCCGAACTGCCGAAAGAGCTGGAATCGGTCACGACGCCCGAGCGCTGGGCCGACTGGTGCGAGCAGGTCGCGGCGTTCGTGACGGCAAATGCCGGACCCAAACCCGAGGATAACCCCCGAGAGCAAACGGCGGCGGCCGAGAGCGGGGATCAAGCTGCCGGTAATTCGGCCGGAGCCGCCGCCATCGATCAAACCTCTGCCGATCGACCGAAGAGCGATGCGCGACGAGACCCGATCGGCATGCGCGCCGTCCTCGTCGTTCGGGCGAAGCAGGACCGCCGGCGTCGCGCCGGACGGACCTTCGGGCGCCAGCCGGTCGAGCTCAATGCCGCATATCTGACCGAGGACGAGATCTTGGCGATCGAGGCCGATCCCGTCCTGATCACGTCGCGCGAGGAACGCTCGGCATTTTCCGCCAGCGACTGATTTCCCATTCGGCCGCGACGGGGAGCGCCCCTCACCGAAGTAGCCGGCATCGCCCTGACGCTGTCCTTCGTCGTCCAGCGCCGGGGCGTCAAGCTTAAGAAACGGCGAACACGGCCATTGGCCGGATCTGGAGAAGCGAGCCCGTGTCCTACTGCACATTGCAGCAGCTGATCGATAGCTACGGCGAGCGGACGCTGGTGCAGCTGACCGATCGCGCCGACGTGCCGACCGGTCTTGTCGACGAGACCGTCGTCGACCGCGCGATCGCGGACACCGATTCCCTCATCGATGGCTATCTGAAGGGCCGCTACCAGCTGCCGCTCGCCGACATCCCGCCGATGCTTATCGGACTCGCGCTTCAAGTCGCGATCTACAAGCTCCATCCGCACGTCGCCGAGGAGAAGATCCGCAGGGATTACGAGGACGCCCTGCGGATGCTCCGCGAAATCTCGTCGGGGAAGCTCACACTCGACGTCGCAGGCGTCGAACCGGCGAGTTCCGGTTCCAACGGCGTCAGGACCAACGAACAGCCGCGCCCCCTTACTGCCGACAGCATGAAGAGTTTCATATGACTGGCGCGCGAATCGAGATTACCGGTCTCGAAGAAACCCTGCAGGCACTCGGCGACATTGCCTCCCGCGCGGCGCATCCGGTTCGGATGTTCGACGAGATCGGCGGCGCCATGGTGCTTTCGACCCAGAGGCGTTTCGAGGAAGGGCGCGGTCCGGACGGGTCGATCTGGCCGCAGTCCATTCGCGCCCGCGTCGAAGGCGGCAAGACACTGATCGATACCGGCCGGCTGCTTCAGTCGATGACCCACAACGCCACCGATGACGGTGTCGAGTTCGGCACGAACGTCCTCTACGCGGCCATTCATCAGTTCGGCGGGACAATCCGGCCGGTCAATGCAAAGCGGCTCGCCTTCAAGCTCCTCGGCCAGATGACCTTCGCCGACGAGGTAACAATACCGGCGCGGCCATTCCTCGGCCTCGACGAGGAAGACGAGCGCGAGATCCTGCGCATCGCCGAAAACTACCTGGCCGGCGAGTTGGGCGATGGAGGTGGCGCGGATGCTCGTTGAC